CTGAATGATGAAGATATGACGAATGCGATGCTCGATCTTTGTCCGAATACGTTCAATCTTATCAAAGGAGTGATCTTGAAATGATAAGAAGCACATCGGAATTGTATGAAAAATTCCCATGGATGAAGAAATATCCAAACATGGCGAAATATATCCTACAATTCGGAACGGATGATCTCATTCCGATCCCTTGGGCTGCGAGAGACATAAGAAGCGCAGAGAAAATCTATAAGAAGTGCATCAAAAAAGGCATACCATGGCGAGAGCTGCTCGATTGGAATGCCGACAAGGACAAAGATATCATCCTGTGAGGTGATCGCATGAGCTTCAAATTCACATCGCATAAGAGAGAGATCAGCGAAGAGATCAAGCAGAGGATGTCGGTCTGCCTTGAGGTGGTAGGCAGCATGGCAGAGGGTCATGTGAAGGACAAGATCGAGCAGAATCATTCTGTGGTGTCCGGCACTCTGGTCGGCAGCATCACCCATGAGAAAAGGGGCATCAGCACTGTTGCTGTCGGCACTAATGTCAAATATGCGCCATATGTGGAGCTTGGACACCACCAGAAGCCGGGCAGATATGTCCCGGCGATCAAGAAGCGGCTGGTGCGGTCTTATGTGCCTGCAAAGCCCTTTCTCCGCCCTGCTATTGAGGGTCATGCCCATGTGTACAAAGAGGTTATTAAGCAGGGCATGAAGCTCTGATCGAAAAATCCTGCAAAAAGAGAGCAGAAAAGCCTGCTCTCTTTTATTTTTCACCTATATGCGATTGAGAATGCCGATACCATGCGAGAAAATGATCATAGAGCAAAGCATCGCTCTAATAAAAAAACTCCGTTAGTGCGAAGCACAGCACCGAAGCAATGGGAGGTATAGTTGATGGGATTCGGACGGAAATGGTTGGACGGAATTCTCGAAAATGATGAGCTTTCTCCGAAGGAGAAGGCGAATGCCATCATGGATGAGCATCTCACCCAGATGAATGAGGTGAAAGATGAGCGAGATTCCCTCAAGAAAAAGGCTTCAGAAGCGGAAGCCAAAGCCGCTGATCTCCAGAAGCAATTGGATGATGCCAATGGCGGCGAAGATTTCAAGACCAAGTATGAGCAGGAGCACAAAGATTTTGAAGATTTCAAGAAGAAAACAGCCAGCGATGCTGTGATCTCCAAAGTCAAAGCGGCGCATCGGAAAATCTTGCAGGATATGGGCATCAGCGACAAGCGCATCGATGCCATCCAGAAGGTGACCGATTTCACCAAGCTCAAGCTCGACAAGGATGACGATCAGAAGCTCGATAATGAAGCTGCTGTCCGTAAATCCATCAGCGATGAATGGGGCGATTTTGTGCCTACTGTCAAACAGCAGGGCGCATCGGTTGCCAAGCCGCCGCAGCAGAGCGAAAAATCCAAGATGACCAAGGAGGAAATCCTTGCGATCACCGATCGCACCGAGCGGCAGCAGAAAATCTTTGAAAACAAGGAGCTATTCGGAATCGTATAAGAGATTCCGGGAAAGGAGCAAAAATGCTGAAGCTTAAATTACAGTTTCATTCTGATGTGACCACTGATGCCGAAACCAATCTGATCACCCAGCAGCAGATGGCGAAGGTCAGAGAGGTCGATTTTGCCCAGATGTTCGCTCACAACAGCCTTAAAAAGCTGCTGGAAGCTCTGGGTGTCACCCGGAAGATCCCTATGGCGGAAGGTACAACTATGTATATGTACACCACCACAGGCACTCTCCAGAGTGGCAATGTCCCGGAAGGTGAGATCATTCCCCTGTCGCAGTACCAGCGCAACAAGGTCGCTGTCGGCGAGATTACGCTGAAGAAATGGCGCAAGGCTTCCTCTGCTGAATCCATCAAGAAGAGCGGCTTTGATGAAGCGGTCACCCAGACCGATGCGAAGCTGCTGTCTGATGTGCAGAAGGGCATCCGCACCGATTTCTTCAACCACATCAACGGCATCGAAGGCACTGTTGTCGGTGCTGCTACCTTGCAGGCTGTTCTGGCGAAGAGCTGGGCGATGCTGCAAGTGCTTTTCGAGGATGATGCGATCGAAGCGGTGCATTTCATCAATCCGCTGACCATCGGCGATTATCTGGCTTCTGCCAGCATCACCATCCAGACCGCCTTCGGCATGAATTATATCGAGGATTTCCTCGGTCTCGGCACTGTATTCATGAATTCCGGCATCCCGGTCGGCAGGGTGGTCTCTACGGCGAAGGACAATCTGATCCTTTACTACATCACCATGAATGGCGATATCGCCAATGCCTTCCAGCTCACCGCTGATGAGACCGGATATATCGGAATCAAGAGCGGCTATCCGAACAATGAGAGAGCGCAGATCGAATCTCTGGTCATGTCCGGCATTCAGTTCCTTGTCGAATATGCCGCTGGTGTGGTGCAGGGTCAGATCGACAGCACTCCCAGCCTCCAGAGCATCACTGTCAACTCCACAGGCAGCGGCGCAACGGCAGCCGGGGATTCCATCATCACTATGAGCGGCTATTCCCTCGGTGCAGGCGAGAAATTCGTCTATAAATGCGGCGCATCCGCTGCTCCGAGTGTGAATTATGGTCAGAAGCTCACCACCGGATGGACGGAGCTGGATTCCGGCGATAATATCACTCCCGGAGCTACCATGACCAAGATCACTGTGGCTGCGGTTGATGCCCAGAACAGGGCGCAGGCGGCAGGCTCTGCTGATCTGACCAAGAAAACCTAATCCAGCATAATTGAAAGGAGGGAGACCAATGCTCCAGAAAATGTGTGAATTTCTTCACAATTACGATTTCGGAAATAAAATCCGGGAATATTCCGGCACTTTCGAGATCGCTGGAGGGGCGATCTCCCTCCCTTTCTTGATTGAGGGGCAGAGATTCCTTATCAAAGGATCAATCCTCAATGATGGGTTATACACATATCATGCCGCAGGCATAAAGAATGATGATGATTCCGCTGTGGTGGGGCTGCATGACGAAACGTTTGCCGGAACGATATGCGCTCTCGCTGTTCCTCCTGCGGTGATTGCGCTGTCAGCAGAGATCAAGGCATGGGTGGACAAATACGGCGAGAAATCATCCTCTCCTTATGCCAGCGAAGAAGTAATCGGTGTTTATTCATACACCAAAGCGAGCGGCGGCTCTGGGACAGGCGGAGCGATCACATGGAAGGATGCCTTTAGTGATCAGCTGAAGCCGTATAGGAAGGTGTGCTGGTGATGTCAGAAGCTTTGATCTTTGAGCTGATGGAAAGCTGCTACATCATGGACAAGCGCACATCTGACGATGCTCTCGGCAGCACAAAGGAAACATATGTCGAAGGGGCTTCCATTGATGCAGCGATAATCAAAAATAGCAGCACTGAAGCCATTGTCGCTGAAAAACAAGGGGCAAGTGAAATATTCACAATTGTCACCAAATCGAGTGTTACGCTGGATTATCATGATGTTATCAAACGGGAATCCGATGGCGAATTGTTTCAAGTGACAAGCCGGGGCAAGGATTCGGCAGCTCCAGCGGCGAGCACCATTCCGATCCGCAAGGTTACGGCTGAAAGGTGGGAGCGCAGATGATGGAAACCTTCTCCGCTCTGAAATCATTTTTCAGCGGATTCGATCTTCCTGCATATGAGAAAGACAGCATCCCGGATGAGGTCTATCTCCCATATATAACCTATCCATTATATGAGCCGAGATGGGATTCGCAATGCAATTCATATTGCCAAGTGAATTACCCAAAAAGGATGCTCGAAGAGCTGACAGCGAAAGCTGATGAGATCATTAATGCCATAGGTTGTGGGCTGAAGATCGAGATGCCGGGGGGCTATCTGTATATCCAGCTCGCAGACCAGATGCAGCAGGCACAGATCATGAGTGACGATGAATCACAATCTGCATATATCTCTCTGGTCATCAATGCATATCATATGCCGGGAATGTGATTCCCGGAGAAAGGAGCAATAATGGGAATCAAGAGCAATGTTACCTCTGCGATCCGCACCGAAACCTTCAAGAATCTCCAGCTGAATGCTGGTCTTACTCTGATCAATTTCAGCCTTGATAGCTATTCCAGCGCAGATGCGCTGAAAGCTGCTGTCGCTGCTGAAATTGCCAGCGGAGAGAAGCTGCTCGGTGCTACCAGAGACGGAGGTTCTTTCGTTATTACCAGAGATATCCGACAGGTCACCGCTGATGGCATTCGGAGCAGATTCAAAGGCTCGGAGATCGTTGATTCTGCCGATGCATATCTCTCCGAGACACTGATCGAGATCACACCGGAGCACATCAAGAGTGTGCTTGGCAATGCTGACATTGACAGCACTGATCCGAATCATGTGAAGGTCACAGTGAGGGTGGCTATCGATGAAGGCGATTATCTGGACAATATTGTCTGGATCGGCGATACCAGCGAAGGCTTTGTCGCTATCGAGCTTTACAACGGTTTGAATACCGCTGATTTTACCTTCACCTTCACCGACAAGAATGAAGGCACAGCCACAGCCGAATTCCATGCGCATCAAGACGATGTGAATGATAATGAAGCGATTCCGGCTGTCCTGCATTTCTTCTATCCGACCGCATCACCGGAAGCGATGGAGATCAGCTCTGCTGCTGGCACTAATGTCGGCGGTACGAAGATCACCAAAACTTATACGCTGAAAACCGGAGAGCACTTCGTGTATAAGGTTGGGAATACCGCTCCTTCCATTGCTTATAACGCTGTTGCGGATTATTCATGGACGGAATGGGATGGCTCTTCCGATATCGATGTCGGTGCTGCCGCCAATGGCAAGAAGATCACGATCGCTGTGGTCAATGCCTATGGCAGAGCACAGATATCCGGCAATTGTACGTTGGTTGTAAAGACCGCATAAGAATCCCTGCCCGGGGAGGGAATCCCCTCCCCGGCTTTCTTTTATAAGGAGGAATAAAAGAAAATGAAGCTTTCTGAAATGACAAACGATCAAGCGGCGGAAGCTTTGATCGAGCTTTCCATTCCGGTTGGAAATATATGCGATTCTGAAGATTTTACTGCCATCGTTGATGAATACAAGGCTATCAAGGATATTCCTGTCATTCAAGCGATCGGCAGAATGCTTCCGAAAATTCTGGCTTTGCTGTTGAGAACGCACAAAAATGATGTTTATCAGATCATCGGCATTCTGAATGATTGCCCAGCAGGCAAAGTCGCAAAGATGAATTTCGGCGAAACCGTGCGGCTTGTTCGCAGCAGCTATGACGGGGTGTTGCATGGTTTTTTTACCTCAACTATGCAGCAGGCAACGAGCGAGACCGCAGAAGAATAATAAGCCTGCTCGCCCGGTATGGTTTTCATGATATTTACTCATTCTCTTGCCTTGTGGAAGATGAGATCGAGAGGGTGCATCGTGAAGAGAATTTCCGGGATTATATGGGGCAAGCAATCTGGCACATCACAACGATCCAGCACCTCATGACGGACAAACCGAATGAGATGCCGCAATATGTGGAGCTTGTTCATCCGAATCTGAAGAAGCCAAATGGTAAGCAGCTTACAAAAGCCGAAATCATTGATCATGTATTAGAGAAATTGAGGTGATACGATGGCAACTCTGGGGACACTTGAATACCTCATTTCTATCAAAGATGATGGTTTGAATTCCAAGCTCGGACAGGCTGAAAGCAAGGTCAAGAGCTGGGGGAATAAGCTCTCTGCTTGGACGGTTGCCAAGGGTCAGATGATCGGCAATTTTGCCACAAAGGCTGTCGAATCAACAGTAAGGGTTGTGAAGGACACAATCAAAGGCGCATTCGATGCATATGCCGATTATGAGCAGCTTGTCGGCGGTATCGATACGCTTTTCAAGGGCAGCTCGAAGAGGGTGCAGGAATACGCTTCCAAGGCTTATCTGAATGTGGGTGTGTCTGCAAATCAGTACATGGAAACTGTGACCAGCTTCTCTGCTTCCCTGCTGCAAAGCCTTGCCGGAGATACTGACAAAGCGGCAGACATCTCAAATATGGCAATGATAGACATGGCGGACAACGTTAACAAAATGGGTTCGTCAATGGAATCTGTACAGAATGCATATAAGGGCTTTGCGAAGCAAAATTATACCATGCTGGACAACCTCAAGCTTGGCTATGGCGGCACACAGAAGGAAATGAAGCGGCTTCTGGACGATGCTTCCAAGCTCACAAAGAAGAAATATGATATCAAGAATCTTTCCGATGTGTATGAAGCCATCCATGCCATTCAAGAGGAAATGGGCATTGCAGGCACTACACAGAAGGAAGCAATGAGCACTGTTTCCGGCTCGATGAATGCCGCCAAGGCTGCATGGCAGGATGTTCTGACCGCCATGGGCAGCGGCAAAGGTGTCAAGAAGGCGGTTAAGAGCTTCGCCGGGACACTGAAAACAGCCCTCAAGAATGCAGCTCCTGTGGTGAGAAATGCTGTCGAGGGGCTTGTCATAGGCATCAAGGAGATCGCTCCAGAGCTTGGCAATCTGGTCAATGAGGTCGGCAGAGGTCTCTTCGGCAAGAGCTGGGATATCACAATCAATTGGATTCAGAACGCATGGAAAGATGTCAATGATGCATTCAATACTGCTGTTGAGTGGGTCGGCAATGTGTACAAGGTAACCGTTGAATGGCTTCAGAACGCATGGGACACTGTGAGCGGCGCATTTACTGATGCGGCAGAATGGGTCGATAAAACCGTCAAAGCTACGGTTGAATGGGTCAATAACGCATGGGACACAGTTAATGATGCTTTCACTGAAGCTGGGAAATGGGTTGATAAAACAATAACATCCACCGTCAATTGGATTCTTGGCACATGGGATGATGTGAAGAATGCTATCGCAGATGCGGCTGTCGAAACTTATAACAGTGTTGTGAATTTCACTCTGGGCATTGTAAAAGGTGTTACGGATTTTATCGCCAGCATCCCGGAAGCAATCAATGTCGCTGTTAATTTTGTAAAGGGTGCGGTTACATCTGTCACAAATGATAGTGGCACATTCCAAGGCGGCGAGCCTTCCGGTCTTGGCTGGGGAGAGACATTCGATGTGCCTTCTGTGCCGGGCTGGGATGGCTTTGCCAAAGGAAGCTGGAATATTCCCCGGAATAACCAGAAGGCTCTGCTGCATAAAGGCGAGATAGTGCTGAATCAGAGCCAAGCTCGGAGATACCGGGACGGAGAAGGCTATTCTGATGGTGGGGCTGCCTATGCGGCAAGAAGGGCTGTCAAGGAATCGCTGAAAGATGTCAAGGTCATGATGAGCGGTGAGAAGGTCGGCGATCTGACAACCCGGAGAGTGCAGCGCAATATCAATGCATCAAGCTATGCGGTGCAGAAGGCTTATGGAGGTTAAAAATGGGATATTTAATCTTTAGGGGGTCGAGCACAGCAAGCCTTGCCGGGATTGAGGTTCTGGAGATGCCCAGCCACAAAAAAGCGGCGAAGCGGATGACAGAATATAGCATCAAAGGCAGGGATGGCATTCTTCACACCGATGATGGCTTTGATAATTTCGACATCACAGCCCGGATCATTCTGATTGATGCTCCTGCCACAGCCCGGCAGGTCGTCAATGCTTGGGCTGATGGCTTTGGGAAGCTGGTAACATCCGACAATCTTACTCTTGCCTATAAGGCACTTGTCAAGGATGAGATTGAATGGTATCGAGATGTAGCTTCTGCCTTCATCGAAACATTCAGCTCTACCAAGCAGTATTATTCCGGGAATTTCTGCATCTATTCCGGGCAGATATACAAATTCACAGCATCCCATAAGGGGCAATGGAATGCAGGGGATGTTGCTCTGCAATCTTGGCTGGTTAAGGGTGTGTATGATGTCGCAGACATCACCTTCAATTGCTATCCGCATATGTATGAAGCGGTCGATTCTACCATGAGCCTTATCGCAGGGCAAGGGACGATCGTTTCTGGCGGCTCGGAGATGTTTCCGATCGTTAACCCGGGAACAGATGTCGCAATGCCGGATATCAAAGTATATGGCATTGATACGGTCGCATTCGATTTCTGCGGTGAATATATCATCATTAACGGCATGGAAGCGAATAATCCTGTGAATATCGATTGCGAGAATGGTTATATTTACGCTGATGATGGCTCTGGGAAGAGCATAGTCGGCAGCATTCCGAAGATTCCTCTCGGCAGCTCTGGTGTCTATTTCAATCCAGAGCACAGCCCTACCAAGATCGATGTTACACCGCATTGGAGGTGGGTCTGATGGCAGATAAACAGCAAATTTTTGTATATCCTGCTGATTGCACAGATTTCACTGACACAGGGCTTGTGGGCGATCTGATGCCGATAGAAGCCGAATTTGAAGAGCATAAAAATGGCATCAGCGAGATTGTGATCAAAATGCCATATGACAAATTGGGAAAATGGAAGGCTGTCAAGAATGATTGCATCATAAAGGCAGAAGTGCCTGTTAGAATGCCGCCCGTCATCAGCAATGATGAATATGCTAACAGCGTACCTGTTGCAAGGGGAGGTGGCAGCTAATGGGTGTGCTGATTGTCGGTGCTGCTCTTGCTGCTGGTGCGCTGATATTTGGCGCAACATCACAAGTCGATACAGAGCAGGAGGGCAATTGGGTCGCTGTCATCGATGAAGATGTGGTTACCCTATATGACAAAACAACTCAAGAATATGCAGATTATGTCAAGGTTTGCGCACAGATGGATGTGGCAAACCATAAGAAAAAGAAAAGGGTCAATGGTTATGCTCGGCGGTCAGATGTAGAGGAATTGCTGCCGCAGCAGACCAATATTCCTGCGAATTTTGCCGGGCTTGAAGCTGTCGATGTGCCGACAAGGCTCGAAGATCAATTATTCCGTGTATATGACATCTCTGAAGAGGATGACGGTGTTGTAATTCGTGCTCGCCATGTGTGGTATGACAACCGGGAGAATCATACTCTTTGGACACCGGATCAAAATCAGAAATATTCTGCCGGGGATGCCTGCCGGAATATTCTGACGAATGCTCTTTCTCCTGTCGCATCGAGAGTGGCAACGGATTGCACCGATCAGATGCCGGGCAAAGACCTCGATTTCGCCCGGAAGAATCTGATCGAATGCTTCCTCGATCCGCAAAAAGGCATCTGCGCCAAGTATGGGCTTTCTCTGATCCGGGACAATTGGGATTTCTATGTTCTGAAGGATGTAGGTTATGACCGGGGCATCGTGATTCAAGATAAAAAGAATCTGCTCGGTGTCAAGCGGCATGAAAACTTTGACGATGTTGTCACAAGGCTCGCTCCTTATGCGAAGGATGATAAGGGCAATATCCTCTGGATGAATAATAGTGGGCTGAAATATCTCGACAGCTCGCACATCAATGATTATTCCAGACCGAGATCGCTGATCTATGATTCCGGGCTTCAGATCGGCAAAAACGATGTGACAGCCCAGAATGTGCAGGAGAAGCTGCTCGCTGATGCGCAGAAAAGATATGACGAAGAGCATATCGATCTTCCTGCTGTGGATATGGAGATCGAATTCATCAGCCTTGGTGATACCGAGGAATATGCGCAATATCGTGATCTGGATAAGGTCTATCTGTATGACATTCTCACTGTTGTCAATTCAGAGAGGGGCTACAACTACACAGCGCAAGTGGTCGGTGTTGTCCATGATCTGCTGACCGGGATGCTCAAATCCGTCACCATCGGAAAGCTCAACAATTGGGACGGAGTGCGGAAAATCGCATCATGGCAAGTGCCGGAGATCAACGGAGAAAACATCCGGCTGAAGAGCATTCTGGCTGGCGCATATGCGGATGCATCTATTGCCGGGGCTGCGTTGATGAATGGCATCATCACAGCGGATCACATCGCAGCGCACACGATCAC